ACATATCGGGACGCACCATCTTCTTGGCGTACCGAGTCATCACACCCTTGCGGGGTACGAAGTCCTCAGGACCAAAGATAGTGGGAGTGGTCTGTAGTGGCACATAAGGTGCGTATACATAACCGCTCTCAAGGAAAGAACTTCCTCGACGGCCAACAAGAACCACAGTACGTGGGAAGTATGGATCCACCAAGACGTCGAACTTCTTCGTCAGTGAACCAACCTTCACAGCACCGATGGAACCGGTTTCATCGTCTGCAGTAACGCTCGCGCGGAAACCAGCAGTGAACTCAAGGACGTTAGCAACCTCAGGTCCGCAGACCACAAAGTTAGCTCCACCACGTAGAGTCTTACGATGGATCTGTGCAGACACATCGTTGATGGTTTCAGCTAGAGTTTCATACCACTCAGAGACCGTACCAGTGAAGTCGGGAGCAGCCGAAGATGCACCGATTTCTTGACCAGTTGTGCGATTCACGAAGAGACCAGGAGAACGGGACCAGTAATAAGTTCCGGCCTTAGCGCCCTGGATGAGATCTTCTAGAATCTCACGATCAATCTCAAGAGCAATCTGCTCAGAGAGAATGCTGGTAAGCTCGACCTCGGCGTCAAGGTTGTGATAGGCATTCAGATCCTGTCCCAACTCTGGCGTCCACTTGGCCTTGAGCTTCTTGGTCATGGCAGTCACAGCCACGGAATCGACCTTAATGTCAATTTCGGGGATGTTCGCATTGTTTTCCAAACCCCATGCAGTCGCACCGACAACGGCGCCAATAGCTCCCGCTCCAACGTTCTGGAGACGATCATCAATTGGATAGGTGATAGCTAGGAGATCACTGGTCGTACCAGTGACGGAACAAATGCTTGCCGCGGACCCCCCGGTTGTGCCATCGCTCAAAGGCACCGAGCCCGATACACCGGTAAAGGCCATCGTGAACTTGTAATTGGCACGTTGAGGATCCGTTGTGGTAGAACCACTAGAAACTCGAGTGCAACGACGAACGAGAGATAACAATGCATTTGCGGGTGCACCACTGTTGGTTCTGTCCAGCGATATTCCAATAAGGTTCTCAACATTCAACTGCTCAAAGTTCCCTACACCAGAACCCGTAAACTCACACACCATGACATTCGCTCCGGAGAGATCCACGTCATACTGACAAAGCGAATCAAGCTTTGCCTGGTTGACAGCCGTAAGGGGGCTTGATCCTTGGCCCGGCTGAGCACCAACAACGCCAGAAGCAATCAAGATTGTGCTCACCCCCAACGCGATTTGCCCAGTTGACCCAGTCGGTGAAGCGTAACCGTTGTTTAGAGCATAAGGACCAGCCTCAGCAAAACTACCGGTAAGATCCACACCGCCGGTGATCTGTGAACCGACGCGGCCGCCACCGTAGAGCGACTCTTCCGTTGAACCGTAGCCCAAACGGGGAAGACCCGCACCATTTGTGGAAGTGGTGAAATCCAGGAAGAAGATAAGTCCGCTTGGCAAACTCATCGGCTGAACACTAACGAGATCGTTGGCGATCAGACCTGCAAAAACACGACGAACGATGGGGAATGCGACGGCCGCAAAACCTTCGACATCACCACTGGCCATTGCGCTGGACTCACGGAGAAGCTCTTTGGCTTGGTTTTCAAGCAAACGAGCCATACTTTGGCGGGAACGCTCATTACCAATCCCTTCCAAAAGACCGGTCTTCTCCCACTTATTTAACAATGCGCTACCTTCGGCGCGCATATCACGATTGACGATACCTTCCGTCAACCTTTCTACGATACTAGACATTTTTTAATACCTCCTATAATGTATTTATTTTATTCCTGCTAGTTTTTTCATCCGATCTGTAAAAGGATCAGATGGTTGTGCCGACTCTTTACGAGTCGCACGAATAACAGACGAAGGACGATTAATTGCCTCGCTCAGTGATTGTGGGCCACGTTTAACGTGTGCCGGCACTGCGCTTTGAAGCGTTTCATATATTGTCCTTGCTTCTGTTACTGAACCAGCCCTTGAAATAGCTTCGGCAATTTTATTCTTTTGCCGCTCATTTAAGGAGGTATTTCTCAAAACACGGTTCGTGTAAAGCAAGCGAGCGTTAGAAGTGTTTACGTCTTGTAAACCCTCCCTCAACTCAGTAATTGCTTGCTTGTATTGTTTGTTTGTCTCATCGAGTTGGTTATTCTCAAAAACCAATTCTTCTTGAGCTTTCTTCAAAATCTCTATTTCTTCTTGTTCTTTAGTGCCACGACGATGAGCCATTTCTTTTTCCATCTCCCACTTAACATCGTAAGAAGAGCGGCCGGCCCAGCCGGATAGGGTAGCACCCATATCAACTCTAAGTTTTTCCATAATGGCATCAATAAGATCATCGGGAATATCGAAGTTTTCTTCTAGAGCGGCATCTTTCATCTGTGTGGCGTCGGCGTCGGCTGCTGCAGCTATTCCAGCTAGCGCGCCCCCGCCGCTCGTTTGGGGCGCGTCTTCTTGGGCGCCAAAAATCTCGTCAGATCCTGTGGTAATGGTTTCATCAATTTCAATTTCCTCATCATCGTCGGAAAGGATGTTAGCAAGATCAAGATCGCTAAGATCGACTTCTTCGTCTAAATCTTCTTCAAGTTCTCGGTGAAGCGCATCCACGGCCTCTTGAAGTTCGTCTAAATCAACAGTCACTTTGGCTTCTTCCCCTTCTTCGGGGCACGGACAAAGCTTCTCGCCATCTGCTGCGGCGAGTGGAACGTCTTGTGCTACATCCTCGGCGGCAGGAGCTTCTTCATCTCCCATTGCCATTGGATCGCCCATTGCCATTGGATCGCCTATTGCCATTGGATCCTCCATCGCCATGGGATCGACACCCCCCAGTTCAGGTTGTTCCAACAAGCTATCCAATGCGGTACGTACTTCGTCAGAGTATTTTTCAATAATGGTAGATTCCGCATTTTTAAGCGCCGCATCTCGCAATGCGTTCGCGTCAACAATGGCTTCTTTTAGCAGTGTGGACATAAATTAGCTCCTAATAATATAGTAATTCAATGTAAATAGTGATATCAAATTCTAAAAGACCCAATTTATGAACCAGGGATGCCAATAATCCACTCATTTTATAATTATGTTCTTTTATAATAAACTTTGATTATACCACCCACCAGCTTTGAGTATCTTGTCCAATCAGCTGTACAGCCGATCCAGTAGATTCAAGAAGAATGCTATTACCATTTTCCACCGTGGTCCCGCCGGCGGCATTCAAAGTAACATACCCAACACTAGCCGATAGTTTTACAGCAAGTTCTTTTCCGGCAGTAGGGGAAGATAAGGTAACAGTCGAGTTGCCCGCTGTAACAACGCAGAAACCAGTTGCGGCGCTGATAGTGTCACCATCGCCACGAGTTTCCACAGTAAGAGGCAAAATGCCAACATGGGGCTCATCAAGTACTAATAGCCCTGCGGGGGTGACAGATAAATAACTTCCCGGGCCCGCAGCAGATCCGCTAGCAGGACCAGCGAAGGTTACAGCGCCCGTCACATTTAAAGTCCCGCCACCATACTGATCGCCACTTATGAGCATGTTGGCTCCGAGGGTCGTTTGTCCAGAACCAGAGATGGCGCCCCCAATAGTCAACTGGGAACCATCCCAAGTTAAATTAGTATCACCTTCAACCGAATTGGCATCAGTGAAAATAGCTATTTCATTGTCTGTGCCATTAGTGGCATCTACCAGGGTATTGCCCCAAACGCGATTATCAATCTCATCCGTAACAATGGTTGAGCCATTATATACTAACACCGTATCATCAGTGCCGGCCGCCACGCCTGCCAGTGTAATCGTGGTGCCCGCAAATGTAACAGTTCCACTCACATCCAAATCACCTCCGACATACTGATCGCCGCTCATAAGCATGTTGGCGCCAAAAGTTGTTTGTCCAGAACCGGAAATGGTGCCGTCAACCGTTAGCAAGTGGGTGGGCCCAGTCGTATTGATGCCGACTTTGCCAGTACTGGTAATTCGCATTTTTTCGCGAGCGGCTGCCGGTGTCTGATCATCCTCCGCAGTATGAAAAGCCATAGCAGCGGAAGAGTCAGCATCGGCAGCTTCTTCTCTAACAACCGCCACTGTGCCGCCGTAATTAGAACCACCAGTTTCTCCAACATAGAAATCAATTCCGGGTCCGGAACCAATTTCCATGTCAACGCCTTCGTCTGCTACTTGAAGCCTCATCATTTCTACCGTCTCGACGGACGTAGTTGCTGCTTTATATATGTGAAGTGGCGCTGCGGGTGTTGTACTAATCCCCACGGCCGAGGTCAGGGCATCTACTTTAAATACAAGGGCACTATCACTATACATTTCCAAGCTACCGGTTCTAGCGTGGATGTCTGTTTGATCATCGCCAAAGTAAGTTGAACCAGTCGCATCGATAATTGCGATGTCTTCAATGTGATAATAGCTGGCACTAATGCCACCAGTTACAATGAGGTTGCCGGAGAGAATTACCGTACTTGGCAAATACTCAGAATAAGATGCCGTGTAGTAAGTTAATAGGGCCGAGCCAGTAGTGGCTCCTCCCGATTCCGTAACAAACTGCAGAGAATAGGGGGGTCCGTGCGAGCCCGATCCCGGCGTTACATCCGAGCAGTCAATATATGCCCAACCAAATTTGGCCATATTAACCTACTCCTATAGATCCTGACCAGTTGTTGCCGCCTGCTTCAACGACTCCATTAATCGTAGTTAGACCGTTGACAGATGCGCTTGTAGCTGTTGACGTGCGCGCAGCCGGAATACCTGTTAAACCTGCGACGATGTCAAAAGTAAAGGTACCTTCGCTGTTTAGATCGCCCATAAACCATAATTCGCTCACCTTCAGGTCGAGAGGTCCACGCAAACTTGAACTTGCATGCACTCGAAAGTTATGGCCTCCCTTATCATGCAGACCGTTTTCGCTAAATGCGACCCGCAGCGAGTTGCCCAATTCGGCTCGATTGGGTTCAATTTGCACCCATTTGGTTACACACGGAAAACGCACCACGAGCGACGTGCTTCCACTAGCGGGGGCTAGGCATGACCCCGATGCAAATGGCCTTCCGCTGACTTGATATGCACCAACTTGGTTTAAGCCCGGGGCTAATTTCCATGAATCTGCTGGCATTATAAACTCCTAAATTATTTACTTTCACAATAAATAGTCAATACTTTTTTCTATCGCGATTTTCTTGTGCTCTTGCGCGCTTTCGTTCTTCTTTTCTACGGCGCCGTTCAGCGCGGATGCGCTTTTCTTTTTTCGCCACAGAGGGTTTTTTATAATAACGCTTCTCTTTATACTCTTCAATGATTCTCTCTTTCT